GAAGAAAGCGAATAAAAAATGACTATATATCTGAATAATAAGGTAGGCGTTAAACTCGCTACTGCGGCCGCTCCTACCGTTCCAAGCATTGACATCTCATCGCTGGTTTCCGCGATTACTTTAACGCAAGTCTTCGACGAGCTCGAAGTAACAGCGATGGGTGATACTTCACATCGTTTCGCCGCCGGTCTTCAAGCCGCGACGCTTTCGATCGACTTCTTTAACGACTGGGACGCCGCTTCCGTCATGGCGACTTTAAACGCCGCCGCCGGGACGACTCTCGCGGTCTCTTTAATCACCGTTAAGGGAACCGTCGTTTCCGCGACGAATCCGAGTTATCAGTTCTCGATTCTCGTCAATAATTTGACGCCTATCGGATCCGGCGGAGTCGCTGACGAAGCGATGTCTTCTCTCTCCTTTACCGTTAATTCGGCCCTCGTAGTTTCTCCTTCCGTCGCGTTCTAAGGATAAAAAAATGGCTTGCCTCAAAATAACTAGGGCCTCTGGGGAGGTCGCTACTTTAAAGATAACTCCGGCTATCGAATACGCTTTCGAAAAGCAATTTAATAACGGAATCCATAAGCAGTTTCGGGATCAAGAACGCCAGGGAGACATCTACTGGCTTGCCTGGGAATGTATGCGGCGCGCCGGTTTAACGATTCCTCTTTTCGGAGATGAGTTTCTCGTCGAGTTAGAATCCGTCGAAGTAATAGACGACGAGGAACCTAGAAAAAAATAGATCGGGAGTCCTTCACCTATCTAGTGGCCTCACTAGCGGTGGAACTCCATATCTCGCCGAACGAGATTCTCGAATGGGATTCTCGAATGTTATCCGCAGTTTTACAGGTTATAAAGCAAAGAGCGGAAGGAGCTTCTCGTGCCCGTCGAAGTAAAAGGCCTTAGAGAAACTCGCCGCGCTCTCGCTAAGTTCGCTCCGGATTTAAAGAGGGAACTAGATAAAGACGCGCGAAATCGGCTAAAGGCTCTCGTTACGACGGCGCGAGGATTCGCTCCTACTACCCTTCCGGATAACTTACACGGCTGGGCGGTAGCTACTAAAGGCCGAAAGATTACGGCGCAGACTTCGGCGTTCTCTACGCGTACCTTTCCGCTATATCAAGCGGGAGAGGTTAAGAGCGGAATAAGTTACGATACCGGCTTTTCTAAGACTAATTCGAGAGGTTTTCGAACTCTCTACGAACTCCGAAATAAATCGGCGGCCGGAGCTATCTACGAAACGGCGGGACGAATAAATCCGGGCGTGACGGGCAATAAAGGCCTACCTTGGGAAGGCCCTAAAGCTTCTCCGGGAAATCGAAAAGTATCGCATTCCCGTAACCCGAACGCCGGAGCCTGGTTTATCGACGAGATAGATAAACAAGACAACCAGCGAGAGATAAGAGGAAAGAAAGAAGGCCGTTTAATCTTTAGAGCCGTCGAGAACGATAACGGTCGCTTTATCAAGTCTATAATAGCCGGAATGAAACGCGTCGAATATATTACGCAGGGCCGATTAGACTCGATTAAAGCCTTCGGAGGTAATATCTAATGACGATCGGGATTAAGTTTCTCACGGAGTTCGACGCGAAAGGCTTGACGAAAGCCGAAAAAGGTTTAAAAAGTTTCTCTAAAACCGCCGTTCGATTAGGTTCGAGTCTCGGGCTCGCTTTAGGTACGGCGCAGATAATTCGGTACGGAAAAGCCTCGGTTAAGGCTTTCGTCGAAGACGATAAAGCCGCGAAGATTCTTAGTAAATCCCTCGATAATCTAGGACTCCATTTCGCGGATAAGCGGGTAAAAGATTTTATAGCTTCGTTAGAAACCCAGTACGGAGTCCTGGACGATCTTCTTCGTCCGGCTTATCAGAAACTGGTTACAACGACCGGGGATTATTTAAAGTCGCAGGAACTACTTAGAACGGCTCTCGATTTAGCCGCGCTCTCCGGAGATAGCGTAGTGAGTACCTCGGACGCTCTCGCGAAAGCTTATGCGGGGAATACCCGAGGTCTTATAAAGTACGGAATCGGATTAAGCAAGGCGCAGATTGCGGCGATGAGCTTCGAAGATATTTTAAAGCAGATCGAGAAAGTGTCGGGAGGAGCGGCTAAAACCGCCGCCGACGGTTACTCCGGCTCTATGGATCGTTTAAATGTCGCCGCCTCGAACGCGAGCGAAACGATAGGAAAGGGACTCATTCAGGCTTTAACGGAAGCTTCTAGCGCGGGGAACTTCGAGGGAACGATCTCGGATATAGATAAGCTCGCGAAACGAACCGAAGACTTTATTGTCTGGTTAGGCCGCGAACTCCAGTTAATAGCGGCGCTACCCTCTCTCTTAGATTTAGCGACCGGGAATTTTGACGCCTTTAAAGACTTTAAAAAAGCTTACGATAAAATTAGCGCGCTCGATAAAGCTCGCGGCCCTCAGCAATACGGAGGGATTTACGGAACGATGTACGAGAAAGACGCGGCTAAAGCCGCCGCGAGAAAGTTAGCCGCCGATAAAGCGGCGGCGGATAAGTTAGCGAATCAGAAAAAAGCGGACGATAAAAAAGCGGCGGCGAATAAGAAAACCCTCGCTAAAGGAAACGCTCTCTTCGACTTGGAACAGATCGGAATAGTCGCCGCCTTAAAGATGTCCGTCGATAAAGAGACCCGACTTCGCCTCGAATTATTACAGGCGATTCAGTTAGAAGACGCGGATTTAATCCTCGTTAAGATGAAAGAGTTAGCCGCGTGGCAGAAGAATAGCGACATGGCGAAACTCTCCGGGATTACGACTATCACGGAAAAACAATTAAGTTCTATAAATACGACGCTCCTCGCGGAGTTGGACGCTATCTCGAAATCGAAGATGTCCGATAAAGAAAAAGCGGCGGCGAACGAAGCCGCCTGGACTCGCTATAACGACGCGATAAAATACGCCGGAGGTTTAGCTTTACTTTCTACTTATTCGCAGAAGCTTCAGGATCAGGAATTAACTATCCAACGACTCGCGAGTATCGCGAAGATAAGCGCGGCGCAAACGGCGGCGGATAATATAAAACAGGCGGCTTTAGAGACTTATCTCGCGACCCTAGCTAAAGGCGTCCCGACTATCGTTACGCCTAAGACCGGGCCCTCTCCGACTCCTTTCGTTCCGCTTCCCGAGTTTCCTACTATGCCGAAAGGCGAAGAGTGGGGCGGCTTTATAAATCTTCTACCCGATAGCGCGGGGACGAGTACGGCTAGCAGTAACGATTCGACGATAGTCCTTAACTTTAACGCTCCGATAAGTACGACTTCGAGCGAGGAGTTCGCGCGAGCGGTACAGAAGGCGATTCAGAATAACAACCGATTTGGAAACAATCTCGACTACGCCGGAGCGATTTAATGAGCCAGCCGGTTATTAACGCGGTTATAAACTTTTCGACCGGCCCCGGCTTTGCTCCGGCGATGATTCTTGATGTCGGTCGATTAGATATTAACGCGCTCGCGGACTCAACTTCCGTCATCGTCGATGTATCTTCGCAGGTCGATAGAGTCGAAATAGCTCGCGGAAGAAACGCGCAGAGCGACCAGTTTCAGACGGGAACTCTCACTCTCAGAATCGTAGATCAGAACGGCAATTTCAATCCGATGAACACATCGGGGCCTTATTTCGGCCTTCTCGATCCCATGAGAAAAGTAACTATCTCCGGAACTTCGGCGGGAATTACTTATCCCATGTTTTCGGGATACATTACGGGATACTCGACGACGACTCCGTTAAACGCCGTTGATGTCGTTTATACCACAATCACGGCCGTGGACGCTTTTCGACTCGCTACTATGGCGCAGATTTCTACGGTCTCGGGAGCGGCCGCCGGTAATCTTTCGGGAACGCGTGTTAATCAGATTCTCGACCAAATAGCGTGGCCTTCTTCGATGAGGGATATAGACGCGGGTAGGACAACTATGCAGGCTGATCCGGGAACCGCTAGGACGAGTCTCGCGGCTCTCCAGACGATTGAACTCTCGGAGTACGGTGCTTTATACATCGACGCGACAGGCTCCTTCGTGTTTCAGGATCGAAGCGTTACCGCCGGAAGCGTTACCGGAACTCCGACCGTATTTAACGAGGACGGGACGGGAATCCGATACTCAAACGCGCTCTGGATCCTTAACGATGTTCTCGTCTATAACTCCGCGCAGGTTTCGAGGAGCGGCGGAAGCGTTCAGACGGCGACGAACTCGGATTCAATCGCGCTCTACTTTTTACATTCTTATAACCAACAGAATTTAATGATGGAAACCGACGCGGCCGCGCTCGATTACGCTCGCGCCTATGTAGCCTCCCGAGCTTTTACTTCTATTCGTTGTGACGCGATTACCCTCGATCTAAACACGGAAAACTACGCCGCCGGAATCGCCGCCGCTCTCGGTTTAGACTACTTCGACCAGGTTTCGATTACGACGACTCAGCCGGGAAGTAGCTCCTTATCGAAGACGCTTCAAATTTTCGGAGTCGCGCACGTCGTCACGCCTAATTCTTGGAAGACTACCTTCACGACGCTGGAACCTATCATCGACGCGTTTATTTTAGACGACCCTGTTTGGGGAGTTTTAGACACTAATGTCCTATCCTATTGACTAAGAAAGAGAGAGAATAAATGGCGATACAGGATTTCGTTACCGGTCAGGTTTTAACCTCGACCGAAATGGATAATCTCCAGACGAACGACTATAACCAGACGGTGAGCGCGAAGACCGCTTCTTATGTATTAGTCGCCGCCGATAAGGGAACGCGAATAACGATGTCAAACGCGGGAGCGACGACGATAACGGTTAATACTTCGTTATTCGCGGCCGGAGATACTTTATTTATAACTAACATCGGAGCCGGCGCCTGTACGATTACGGCCGGAACCGCGACGGTAAGTACGGCGTCAAGTTTAGTTCTTGCTCAGTACGATTCGGGAACCCTCTACTTTACGAGCGCCGGAGTTTCTATTTGGCAAAAGTATCAGGGAGCGGCGGCCAGTACAAGCGGCCTTACTAAAGTTCAGGCCTCTACATTTGCCGCCGTCGCTAATACCGGGACTACTTTCGACGGAGTTTTTACTTCAACATATAAAAAATATATGGTGGTTTTTAATGGGTGTACAAGTTCTGGCACCGTAGCCGTGGACATTCGATTACGAGTGGCAGGCGTTACCATAGCAAACAATTACGGCCTATCTAACCAGACAGACTACACCGGCGGATCCACTAATGTTCTTTCTAATAATGCGGCAAGTGTCAATGTAGGCACGTGGGCGGCTTCCATAGGTACTAATTTAAATCTTTTATTTACTGCCGTGGGTAATGCAAGCGAACGGGCCGCCTTCGGCGGTATAGGTTCAAGCGGAAGCGCATACGGCGTATTGACTGTTGGCGCAGTTGGTAATACTGGAGTTGTAGATGGATTTATTATTACTCCAGCCTCGGGCACGATTTCGGGCACGATTACAGTCTATGGATTGGCTAACTAATGACAACTAAAGCGGAGTTCATTTCTCAATTTAAAACACAATATCCAACATTAAAAACAGGCGATGAAGAAAACGGATACACGGATTTAGACGCGGCAGAATACGAAGCGACTATTTCAGCCTGGGCCGATAATCTTCTAGCGAAAGAAGCGGAGGCCGTGCTGGAGGCTAAAGCGGCGAGCGATAAAGCCGCTTTACTAAAGCGCCTGGGTCTCACCGCCGATGAAGCGACGCTTTTACTTAGTTAAATGCTAACTTCTTCCAACGGATACCCGGCTTCGGCGAATCAGGCCGAAATAGGAATAAAGTCCTTTAAAGTTCCGGGAACCGATTTAAAAATGCGGTGTGCCGAATCTATCGCGCCTCTTTTAATCGGCTTCGCTTCGGAGTTTCACGAACTTATAGAGGAAATAGATAACGGAACTCTCGACGACTGGGGTTACGCCTTCCGCGATGTTCGCGGCGTACCGGGAAAGCTTTCGAACCATAGTTCCGGGACGGCGATCGACCTCAACTCGATTAAGCACCCTCTCGGAAAAGTCGAGACCTTTAGCGCGTCGAAAGTACCTATGCTCCGAGCTTTAGTGAGAAAATATGGCCTTCGCTGGGGTGGGGATTACTCGGGACGGAAAGATGAAATGCACTTTGAAGTAAATCTAAACGCGGTCAAGGCGGCCGCGCTTATTAAGAAGTTAGGACTAAAGTCATGAGCGACATAACGCAAGCGAACACTCCGGCGAGTACGATCACCCTTCTCGCTTCGGCGGCCCGTACCGCGACCGCTTCGGCGGCGGGAGTATCCGGCTTCGCGGCGGCGAATAATCTAGTTCTCCAGCTCGAAGTAACTAACGCCGCCGGCGTAGGAGCTACGCTAGATGTCGTCGTTCAAGACACCGTGGACGGAACCGCATACGCGACTATCGCGACTTTCGCTCAGGCGGTTAGCGCGACTAAAGAGATTATTCGTCTATCGACGCCTTTTACGGATACTCTCCGCGTCGTATATACGATCGGCGGGGCGACTCCCTCCTTTACCTTCTCGGTTAAAACTTTCGCGGACGCCTAAGATGAATCCGAAACTAAAAGCCGCCGCCTCTTCTTACCTCCGCGCCGCCGTCGCTTGCGTCGGTACTCTTTACCTTTCCGGTATTACCGATCCCGAGGTACTCGCGAACGCGTTTATCGCCGCGCTACTCGCTCCTGTGATGAAGGCTCTCA